TGATCTGTTCCAGCTGGTGCCTCGTTAGCTATGTAAGGAGGTGTTCCTTCTGGTAAATCCCAAATAATTTTAGGATCAAAAGCAGCTTTTAATAACTGTCTTAAACCTTGACTGTCGTATTTTCTCAATACTTCAATTTTTTTGGGTTTATCTTTTGCGTTATTTACTTGCGTAAATATTTCGTGAGCTATTGGTCTAGAATTTGTGGCCGTACGAGCCGTAGCGTCTAAACCTTTTTTACTCATTAAACTAGGATGACTAGTTTGTTGTGTTTCTGCCATAATTATTTACTCCAATATTCGAATATTAAAAATCACCAATGTTACTCATTAACGATTTTAGTTTATGTTCTATAAAATAAGGTAACAGTTTGGACCTGCTAGGTACTTTATAGTTCTTATAAGTATTTATAATAGTTCTTTCTAGCTCTTCTGGTATGCAAGAAAGGTCTATTAATCTCTTATTTCTTTCATAATATTTACTGGTTTCGCTGCCAAGAGGTATATTACTAACATTGGCCCATTCTTCAAGTCGCTTCTTATTAATAGGTCTTTGTTTTTCACCCGTTAAAAAGATATCATCTGGACTTAATATATTAGGAATACCATCTGATCGGTCTCCTTTTATAATCTGTTCATGTAAAAACTTCTTAGCATCTACTCCTTCACCAACAAATACCTTTTGTATAGGACTATATTGTTTAACATTTGATTTATTTTGTAATTGTATAAAATCTTTATCGCCACTTATAATCATAATGGGTTCATTTGTATGTTTTACAAGTATTGCTATAATGTCATCAGCCTCTGCTTTTTCTACATACATCATAACATAAGGAAAGTTTTCTGCAATTTCATGTTTAATTTCTGTAATTACATTAAATATATTATCCCAATCTGTGGCAGAATCTACACGGCCTTTTCTTCTAGCATGTTTATAATTAGGAAATATATCTCTACGCCAAGGATCACCAGCGTCGGCACATAAAATTATTTTATCGCCATATTCTTTTTTAAATTTTAAATTAAACCCTCTTAACGAATTAATGACCATATGCCTAATCATTTCTTTATTAGGTATATTTTCAGCTTTACCTCTGGTTTGCGCCATAAGGTTTGATATTAAAACTTGGTTGAGGTCAATTAAAATCATTATGCTTTATGTTCAAATACTACTGTTTCGTCTCCCATTACTTCATTGTAACTGGTAGTTTTAAATATAAAATCTTTACCGTATTCTTTACCTTTTTTACCTTGTTCATTAGAATATTTTGCTACTGCTTCTACTATATCATAACCAGCATTTAAGCCGCCACCCTCACCATATTCTTCATTTATTTCTTGTGAGTAAGATTCTCTATCTGTTAATGAATTAATTTTTTTTTCTACTATTAAACTATCTTTAAATTTTCTTTTTACTTCGTATGCCATAAATCTCCTTATTATTTAAATAGAGGCGAGCGTTATATATTTCTCGCCTCTATCAACACTAATTAAGCGTTATAAGAGTATAACTCTTTTCCATATAGTTTTTTGATACCAGCAGCAATAATTGCTTTAGATGGTGTTCCTAATCTATATGAAGTACCTTTAGAAGTTTTATTGATATAAATCATATTTCCTTCTAATCTTAATTTGTCAATCATAGCTCTTGGAGATACTAGATCAAATCTGTCTCTCAAAGTTTTCCATGACACTGGTTTCCCAGACGACAATAGGTTAAGTACTTTTTGTGTTTTTGAAGCATTACCACGTGTAAATGCTCTTTTTAATGTTTTAAACATTATATTTTCTCCTTATTTCAATTGCTATTTTACAACCTGCAAAGGCGATTCCATTAGGAATTTCTATAAAACTATTTTTCCCAATCATCTGGTGTTTCAAAATCTGGTTCAAAATCTGTCCAACCATCATTGGTTCGTTTAATTTCGTCTTTTATATCTTTACTAAAAGGTTTGTGTGGTTTGTGTTTTTCTTCAGGCAACACTTTATTATAATCAATAATAACTTGTGGGCCAAATCTTGTCATTTTAACATCAGTAATTTTATCAGCTAATCTTTGTGCTGGATGATTAACATCAAAGTCTCTATATATCATACCTCTCATAATATCTACCAATAAACCTAAATCTTTTGTAAATTCTGGTTTTTCTGTTAACATGGCCATTTGCACAAATTTTCTTAAAATCAGCATGGCAATTTCATCAACATTACCCTCTACAAATTCTTTTGTATTTTCTAATCTGATTTTTTCTGTTGCTTTCGGGTCTTGTTTAGCTGTTTGTTTATTAACAATTCTATCTGTTGGAAATAAAATTACTTTATCTTTATCACTCATTAACAATTTTACCTTCAAAATTAACTAAACCCTTATCGTGTAAATATTCGACTAATTGATTATAACCACCAATAAGTTCACCATTAATTTTAATCTGTGGCATTGATCTAACATTTTTACCTATATCTTCAAATAATGCTTCAGTCGAAGTAAAATCTTCAAACTTTTTTTCTGTGTATGTAAGGCCAAGATTATTTAATAACAACTTAGCCTTAACACAATATCCGCAATTATTTTTGGAGTATATTAAAATGCTAGATATATCACTCATTAGTTAGCCTTGTTTTCAACGTTCTTAACTGTTTCTTTAAACGCTTGATCAGCCTTTTCTTTTAGTTTATAAGAGTTCGCCACTTCTTCAATATTGTAGTGATACATCTTATTATATTCACCTAAAGGCAGTTTTAAACCAACCCATGCTCTATAGTAACCTTGATTTGTTGCTGTTACTTCTTGAGCAAATACTTCATAACCTCTTACAGGTGTATTTTGTATTACATTCACTAAAGTAGATTCAACTTGTGATACTACAGTTTTTGTTTCTGATTTACCCAATTCAGTTATAAACTGTTTAGATTGTTTGTTCATCTCACCTTTGATAACATCAGCGATATCCGCTTTTGCTAACATTCTAGCTTTTTCAATTGCAAGGTTTAAATCGGGCGATACAGCAGTACCTGCACCAAATAAACATAATTTGTCTGTGCCTTTTGACTCTATAGAGTTAAGATTACAAACTTCTTTTTGTTTTATTTGATTCATGTACCAAGCAGGAACAACGTCTAACGTTTTTTCTTTTTCTGCTTTAATTTCATAGGTTTGATTTAAACCAGTATTAGCACATGCTCCCATTAGCATGCCTAATATTACTATCATTATTGTTCTTATCATCATATTATTTCACACTCCTTTGTACATCATATACTATTTCTTGTGTTTTGTCAAGTCCTTTTCTAAGTGTATTAAAAAGTTCATTAACTGACACATTAAATACTAACATGTATAAGAGTGTAGCGATTATAATGTTTTTAAACATTATTGCACTCTCCATTCACCGTTCTTGTTTAGGCACGTCTTTCCGAACGATTTAAAGGCGTGATCTGGTCTACTATAATATCGGCAATATTCAGGAGCCGATACATCTCTATAATAGAATTGTGCAAATAATTCCCAATAGCTAGGTGTAATTAAACCCTTTCTACCGTCAGCACACTCCAAAATTTCTTTTTTAACAACACTTTCTCCTTCTTGTGTAATTTTTATAGATACATAACAGTTTTGATTAGCACTTTCTTTTGGTGTTATAGTTCTACTTAATTCGTATGTATGTTTATTATTTAAATTATCTATATCTTTAATTACTTTTTGATATAAAGCATTATCGTGTTGTTTTTCTTCTTCAGACATTTCTACTTTAGGCATAACAAAAGTTTCATTTGCTTTCACCTTTGAAATACCAATATGTAAAACAAAATAGATTAAAAATATTACTAAAAAATATTTTCGTAAATTAGGTACTACTCTTTTCAATCTCCAAGAATATATCATTTGTTTTTTAGGCAATATCAATTTAATACCATTAAAAATATCATTAAATATAAAGATAGTTGTATCTTTAAGTTCTATAAAGAATGGTTTTAAAAATTCTGGTAATTTTTTTAAGTTACTACTCATTTAGATATTGCTATTAACATTAAAATTAATATAAAATATAAGCATATGCCTACACATACTGATTCTAATTGTTTTTTTTCTCTAGGATTTAATTCCATTATTCTGATCCATATTTTATTATGTTTTGCGACCAATCTTTATCAAAGGAGTCATATTGATTATAAATTAATGGTTCTTTGTTTTCAAGTTTTTCTAAAGTATCTCTTATTTCATAAAGTTCATTTTCTAAACTTTTAAGAGGACTAAATTCCAATTCTTCTATTATAGCTTTTTCTCTTGCTTTTAATAATTTAATTTGTTCTTCCATAATTATCTCTTTCTACCCACCTTCCATCCGGTTGTTGACAAGCAGTACCGAACATTACTTTTCTATTAATACCGCCTATACCAATTAATGGCCATTGGCTTGTTATGTCAATTGTTGATTCGTAATCTTTACACTTCATGGGGCCCTCCATGTAGGTTGAATATGTTTTTACACTACCTGAATTATTAGTGGCTTCATTGTGCCAATTTGTATATGATGAAGATGAACCTCTATTTAAATGATCAACAAATACAGCATTATGAACATCATAATCTGAACCATACATAATGTCAGCACCTACAATAGCACCACCTACTGCACATGTAGCAGCTACAATTGGATTATCTGTAAATTGTAAACATGCGGCTGTGGTTGTTGTAGCGCCTAAAAAAGCACCAGCGTGAGAACGATTGTTCGCACACTGGTTAACTAACAACAATATCGCAAGTAAACTAAATATTCGCAAGCTTTTCATTTTCTAATTCAGCTTCTTCTTCCCACATTTTTTGGTCGTAAGTTTTACCAAATACTGACAAATAAAAGTAATCTCTAGGATTTTCGCTTTCATAAGCTTTTAACAATTCTTCAAAATTAATATCTAAATTGTCATAAGTTCTAGGGTTAACAGATTTGTTTTTTATATGGTCTTTAAAGAATTGAATACGATTTGTGTAAATATCCGTTTCTTTATCTTCTAATTTTTTTCTTGTGGACAAAGCAACATCTTTTGCTTTGGCGTCTTTAAACTCTTTGAACAGAGTGTCTTTATCATAAGTTATCATAATATATACTTCAGTTAGTTTATTCTATTAAGGTAATACTTTTTTGTCTTAATTGCAAGCCTAAAGTCAAAGAAATAAGTATTTAAAAACAATGACTTCAAGTTATTGATTTATATAGCTATTTAAAATATGACTCAATAACGTCATTTACCACATGTTCGTATTTCCAGCCAGCCCATATACCTATAATTAAGCCTAAAAAGAACCAAATCATTTTTTACTTTTCTTTTTAATTATTGATTTTCCATCTTCATCTTTATACAAAGTATAAAAACCTGTTTTATCTGAATAATAACCATTTATGGTTTTTTTACCTTTTCTTTTTTTATCTACGTCTTTAAATAAGTCTTTATTTGTCATTATATCTTTCTACCCATTGTTTTAAAATCACTACTATCTACAACTTGATATGCTCCTTTATTATAGGCAATACCAATTGTTTTACCAGCTGGCAACTTTGTAGCATAAGTTCTTTTATATGTATCGCCAACTATTCTATCACTTGTCGGTATAGAATCTTTTGTTTTGTAATCAGGTATATCAAAGCCTTTATGATTATTGATTACTTTACCTTTATTATTTAATTTTAAACCTAATGACTTTAACCATTTCCGATATTGAGTTAAGGCCAATTCTAATCTTTGTTTATTTGTTAACATTTTTATTATTTGCGTGTCTGCCAAATGATTTATTATCAGCAACTGATACTTTTCTCATTCTATTGGGGTTTAAACCATTAACTTCTAATACTGTAGTTATGGTGTTAGTATTGGTATCTAATATAGATCCTTTTTTAATTTTAAAAGTTCTATCACACATATTATTTACCGTATTTGCTTTCGTTTTCTAATTGTAACATTACATCAATATCTGACTCTGCTTTATCAACATCTTCTTGTAGTGTATCTCTAAATTTAACCAATGTTTTTCTGGCTTTGTCTATATCTTCAGTATCTATAGCATTTATAATTTGGTTAAGTATATCTATTTGTATTAGTTCAATGTTTGTCATTATATATCTCCTGTTGTTAATAATTTTTCAATGTTCTTTTCATACCATTAATATTTTTAATCATTCTGGTACAAGTTTTTTTCATACTGTTTAATATAAAAATACATTGTATCATACTCATTAAAAAAATTGCAAAAAAGAAACCAAATAAAAAAGTTGATATCATATTATACTCTTTCTGTAGCGTATTTGTCAAGCTCTACTTCGTCTTGATCGTTTGTGTCTATTATAACTTTGCCTAACATTTCTTCAGTTTGATTATCATAACCTGTGTCGTAATAATCCAATTCTAATTGTTCTGAATCTACTTTGATAGCATCTTTAATATAATCACTATTAATACCACCATATTCTAAAGAAATATCTCTGGCTTCGTCAGCATTTTTAGCTTTTACATAGTAAGCAACTTGTACAACGTAATCTTGTACAACTCTGTAAACGTTTTTTCCAATATCGTTTTTATTTAAGTATATCATAATTAACCTCTACTTTCCATTACCCACTCGTAGGCAATATCATCATAATCCATATTTGTAATTAATTCAATATTTTGAATTTTACTTAACATGTCTGCTGCTTGAGATTGTGTAATTTCATTATTAAGTAACAAGTCTTTAACAACGTCAGCTTGTTTTTCTGCAACTTCTACTGCATAATCTTTTGTTTTCATATTATAGTCCTTTATTTCAATTTATACACATAATATAACATACCGGAATATACAATACAAGCGTTATTTTGTCTTTTTTAAAAGAAATAAGTGTTTATATTCAATTACTTATTTATATAATTGTTCACGTTTTGTTCTAATGAAGGTGAAGTGTAAATTATTTCCAGTTATCCTTTACCCATTTTTGTTCTGATTCATGAGGGTCTGGTTTACCATGAAAAACGGCCACTTTAGCATTCAAGTCTTGTTCAAACGTCCATTCGCTCTTATGAAATCTTGGATTAACTCTACTATACCATTTGTAAGAAAAAGTCCATTCATCAGGAAAAACTTTTAAAATTGATTGTTTATTAATTAAATCTGTAATAACGTTTTGATCGCCTTGTACTTTTCTCCATTTAGGTCTATCTTCAAAATAAGTTTCCCATATTAAAGATGAAGCATTTATATTATTCCATTTCATTATACTGGAGTTTAATACTTCTTTTCCACTAAAATCATTTATAATTGCAAAAGTATTTTCGTCTCCCCAAGTAGCAAAACAATCTATATTTTTTAATATAACAACATCTAAATCAAAATAAAGATTTACACCTTGTAAACCTGTTTGTGGATGAAATAATTGAAGTTTGTTCCACCAACCTTGCATATCAAATCTTGGAAATGATTTAAAATGTATTTTACGATGAACTTGATCAAACAAATTAACATGATCTGTAAAACAATAAAATTCAAAAGGTACGGTTAAATGTCTATTAACCATATTGTACAATATTTGTACATATTCTGGTTTATATTTGTTACCATAGTAAACACAACATACATTTATCATACATCTTGTTCCTTTAATGTTTTATAAGCTGTGCCATTTCCTATTTCTTCAATAGTAAATTGATTTTCTACCACAAACTTTAACCATTCTTCTACTGTTTTTCTTCCTGGTTTTAATGGTTTTTCTATAAATTTTAAATTGTGTGAAGCAATAGGTGATACTATATTATCAGTATGGCATATAACTGGCACTTGATTTAATACTGCATCAACAGCTGATAAACTCATGTTAGTTACTAGGCAATGGCAATCTTTTAAATCGTCTTTTATATCTGTTCCCCACCATTTATTATCTGGTCTTGGTTTGTTTCTTACTATTATTTCTCTTTGTGTATATTTTCTTATTTCAGTAGTAACTTCATTTATCCATTGTTCTTGTGAAATGCCATTAATATGATAAGTTACTGTTTCCGAAGAAGGACATAATAATATGTGTTTACAATCTCCTGTATACCAACCTTTAAATTCGGCATCTATACCTTTGTGTTTTAATTCGTTAAGTCTTTGACCACTACCTACGCTTCCTCTTGTTGTATGTAATTTACCTTTTACTATTCTAAAATAAGTTTTATTTTTATCTATTATTCTTGGTTCAGGATATCTTACAATTTGTTGAGTTAAATAACCAACATCTACATGCCACCATTCTTCACCTTTATCTATACACTCTTTAATTCTAGGTATATTTTTACCACCTAATCCCCAAAAAAAATTAACTGGTTTATCTGTTTTAGGCCAGCCTTTTGATATAGCAGGCCAAATTTGATGAGATAAACATTTATCCCAATTCATAAAATGACAAGTTATCATATATATTTTTCTTTCTGTAGTCTGCCAATAGATTTTCTAGCAACTCCACTTATTATTTCCTTCATAGTAAATTGATTTGCTAATAAACTATCTATCCATAAAATTATTTGATCTCTAGTTGGTATAAAAGGTTTTGAAATATTTAAATCTGTATTTGATACTGGAGCGCATGATGAGGATATATCGCAAAAAGAAGGTATACCATTTAATATAGCTTCAATTGCTATTGTAGATTGAAAAGTAACAATGCAATAGGCATCTTCAAAATCTTTTAAAATTGGTGTATTTGTATCTTTATACCTAATTACTATTTGTTTATCTGTTTGTTGTTTTATTATATTAATTGTTCTATCTAACCAACCTTGTACTCCTTCTTCTATTTTGTAATATCTAATTAAGGCTTCTGATGGTGGGCAAATTAAAATTTTATTACCTGTTGCTTTAAATTGTGAAATATTTTTAATAATAATACTTTTATTATTTTGTATTCTTAATATATCATCTTCATTCATTAATTTATTTACATTAAAATTTAAATTTTCAGAATTTACACATATTCTGTAAGATTGTTCATTAGTTATTTCATTAGGATTATGTTTTTCTGCTCTAAAAAAATATGCGTGATCTATATAATAATAATTTATTTTATGTTCTTTTGCTAGCCATAATAATTTTTCTGTTCCTCTTAAAATACCTAATACAATTATAGGATTTTTTTCTTCAATCCATTTTTTTATATTGAAATTTGGCCAAAATGTTGTTTCAAATTTATCTACAGTTCTTCTATTATTATAATAAATTCCTTCAAAACTTTTTGTAAAATTTTCTACAATATCATTAGTTGCTATTCTAGTTCCAAAACCATAAATCATAATTGTATTTTAACCATATTATTGTAAACACTATACCATTCACTTGAATAATCACAATCTGCATATTGTTCAAAATATGGGCCGCCTTCAGTATAATGAATATTTTTTACATCTTCTTTATAAGTATATTCTCCTGCTAACCAATTCCATTCTAAAGGTAATGAACCTATTAATTCTTCATTTTCTAACCATTTAAACTGATGCAATTCTAATCCACTGGCCTTATTAACATAATCAGGTGTTAATCTTGTACATTTTTTACAATTCATTAACATAAAACTTGACCAATTTTTTTTAGGATAGGCGGTTTGTATATGACCTAAAAATTTTGTTTCAGTTCTAGGCACATAATCATGTTTACAAACTTGAACGGCATATTTGTCATCTCTTAATCTCCAAAGTTCTTCAACATCAGCTTTCATTAACATATCGCAATCCATGAATAATGCCCAACCTTGATAGTTCATAAGGTGAGGTATAATAAATCTACTAAAAGAAAATTCTGTAGATGACAGATTGTTTCTTTCTCTTAAAAAATCATCTTTAATGTTTGGTAAATATATTGGTGTTATAGAAACAGGTTTTGTACTATTTCTTAATATACTTTCAGATAACACATGATATGCTATCTTTTCTTTACTATCATAACCTATAAAAATGTTTATCATACTCTAGCCTCAGGACTTCTTCCCATTTGTTTTCTTGTCGGACCTTTAGTGTGATCATATAAAGATCCTAATATTGATCTTGCTTGTACATGCCCTACTTTTTTATCTCCTATATCTATATTAACAGTATTTCTTTCTTTTTCAAATTTTTTTCTTACCAAATCCCATATATAACTATCATGTTGTTCTTTCTCCTTATATATCAAATCTTCATCATACATTTTTTTTATTTCTTTAAAATAATCTAACGTATCTTTATGTTTTAAATTCCATAATAAAAAACCACATTCGCTGTAATGTTCTCCTCTTCCTAGATAGGTCATCATTCTATCTTTTTTATATAAATTAGTATTAATAAAGTCTAATGTTAGAGGTTTATAAAAAACACTATCAGAATCTACCCATATTAATATATCATAATTGCTATTAATACCTGCCTGAATTACTGAATAAACTTTATAACAAAACCTAACTCCATCAGTTATGTAATTTTTAAATTTTCTATTTTTATTTCTTTCAACAAAAACTTTACAATCATTATTTAACAATTTTATTTTGTAATTGTTATTAATGGTAAAAAATTCCTCAGAATATATTTCTAAATCAAAAGGCCAATTATAACTTTGAATAAATCTATGAGCATATTCATCATATAATTTTTTATTAAATGAAGTTATTACCAAAACTTTATTATTCATATACGAATATTGTCTCTTTTTTAAAATTGCCTTTGCATACATAGTTATATTTTTTTAAATACTCTGTTAAATTATTACGATATTCCTTTTCTTTATCGTTTCTAATTGGCAACTCTAAGCATAATACAGGTTTACATCTTTGTATGGTTTGTATAGCTCCTTCTACAACTTCTTTTTCGTGATTTTGACAATCAACTTTTATAAATCCTATATTGTTAAAATTGTAATCATCAATTTTTTTAACTAAAACTTTAATAGTTTTTAATTCTTTGAAATCAATTTTTCTATTAGTATTTCCTTCTTGTACTCCTAAATTATTTAAACTTGCGTTACCACATTCATCAGGAGATACATATAAAGTTAATTCTTTGTCTGTAACATTAGAAATAGCATTGCTGTACAAAGTATAATTTTTAAATTCTTTCAAATTTTCTTTATAACATTCTAAATTATCAGGATGAGGTTCAAAAGCATATACTTGATTAAATTTTTCGCACATTTCTTTTGACCAAAAACCCACATTACTTCCTGCGTCTATAGCATTAGTTTTAAATTCTTTTACAAAAGATAAAGCATAATCTCTTTGTGGTTGTTGATATTCCCATCTATTATTTTTTTGTTGTAAAAGATTTTCAAAGTGTGTATCCCAATTTGGTAAATACCATCCTTTTATATTTTTCATTTTTTAATACTTTCATATCCTGCCTTTGCAATATAATAAGCATCTATTATATCTGTTACAGGATTGTTTAGTGTAGGTATGTCAAATGCTTTCATCATGTTTGTGCCAGTATCAGTTGTAAATTGGTCATACATTTTTTGTTTATCTGCATTACCTTTACCTGTGGCAAATTTTTTAATAACACTTGGTACTAGTATCTTATAATCATATTCCTTTAATCTATATTTTAATATGCCACCATTTTCTGCTATTTGAAATACGGCCTGACCTTTACTACCAAAAGAATATCCTTCTATAAAAATTTTTGGATCTGTTAATTTGTTTATAATAGATAATGCCCAAGTTGACAAATTACTAAATCTTTCTATAGGATTTGTGTATTCGGTGTGTTCTGTACCTAATATATTCTTCATCATATTGCCTATATGTTTTTTTTTACTTGTTAGGTAAAAAAATTTACAATCTTCAAGTTTAAAACTACCGTTACTTACGCAAATTGCTGGTGAGTTTAAACTGAAATCAATCCCAACTATCGTTATCTGTTTCACTTGTTTCCTCATCTATCTCGTGGCTACAAAATGGACATGTAATTGGATTCATTTCATACTTTTCATAATCCCACGCTATTACATATTTAGTCTCACAGTGAGGACAAGTTTTTGTTTGTTTGGTAATCACTATAATTTTCCTTCTTCTCTCATTTTTTTTCTTATTTCGGTAGCAGATATTTTTTGTATATTTTCTGGTAAAATTATTTCTTCTATTTTGTATCCTACTCCTCTACCATAACATATATTTGTTATATTAGGTACCAATGTAATCTTAATTCTATTTTTGTAAGGAACTAAAGCATGTTCTATATTATTTTTTACTGTTTCAAAATCAAAAGGATTATCACCAACACCTTGAACATCTCTAACTTGTATATTTACTTGTCCTGTTTTTTTAATTATTTCTTCAAACAATGATTGATGCCCTTCGTGCCATGGTTGCCATCTGCCTAACATTTGTGCTGTTGGTTTACGATTATCCCATACATAAGGAACTATCTCATCAGCTATTCGTATAGACCACAATTCAGCATTTTGAGTAGGAACTCTAAAATCATATTCATTAGGCTTTTCAAAAACTTTATTGGTATCTTCAAAACGACCTTCTTTTATTGTATCTACCCATACTGTATAGTCTGCTCCAAAATCTTTTCTGGTTTTTTCTGTTGGACAAACAAAATCAGCAACAACATTTTTATTTTCATTTAATGCTTTTTGTGCTAAATCGTTCATACGTTTAGCCTGTCTTTGTCTTCCTTCTACTGAAAAATCCCAATCATTAGCTTCTTCTCTAACTCTATCCGCATTTAACCAAACAGCATCAATTTTAGATACTAATTTATCTGCTAGATAACTTTTTCCTGAACCAGGTAATCCCATTACTAATATTTTTTTAGCCATATTTCCTTTTTTATAATTTAAATTTTTTAAATTGATCTTTTTTAACGTCTTGTTTAATCCCACCAATAACATAACTTTCTATTTCAGTTTCTTGTGGAGCATTTTGCATTGATCTACTATTCAACCAATGATCTACCCATGGTAAAGGATTAATCTTAGTATCATATACAGGATCTAAACCTATAGCTTTCATACGTCTATTTGCCATATATTCTACAAACTGATGTAATAATTTTTCTGATAACCCTATCATTGAACCTTGTGAGAACAAATAAGTTGCCCATTGTTTTTCTGATTTAACGGCATCGTCATACATTTTATAAACTTCAGATTCTGTATCTTTTATAACCTTTAACATTACTTTATCATTTTCAACTTCTTTATAGTTGTTAATAATTCTTTGTGATACTGCTAGATGTTGACTTTCATCTCTTGCAATTAAAGATATTATCTTTGCTGAACCTTCTAATAATTTTAATTCACCAAAAGCAAAACTACATGCAAATGATACATAGAATCTTAAACCTTCTAAAATATTTACCGTTATTAAAGCTTTCCATAATCTTTTCTTCAATTCGTACATATCAACTTTATCTGGCGTTAATTGATACTTGTAACCCATTTCAATTAAATCATCATAACATTTAGTTACCGACTCTGCACGTTCTTCGATCTTCTTATCTTCAATAATTGTATCAAAAATTTCACCAGGATTTGCATATAAATTTTTTACAATATAAGTATATGATCTGCTATGTATTGTTTCCATAAAATCCCATGTTACAATACAACCTTCTAATTCAGGTAAAGAACAGAACGGTAAAAATGCCAAACAAGGCCCACGTCCTTGTACACTATCTAACATTGTTTGGTATTTTAAATTAGATGTAAATATATTTTTTTGTTCTGGTCTTAGTTCAAGGTAATCATTACGATCTTTTTGTAATGATACTTCTTCTGGTCTCCAAAAGAAACCTAATTGTTGCTGTGTTAACTTATCAAAAATAGGATACTTAAATGTATCATATCTTTGAACGGCCAGATCATCACCAAAAAACATACTTGCTTTAGTAAAATCTAAACCTTTTGATTTATTAAATACTGATCTACTCATTTTTCTCCATTATATTTTACAAGATTCACAGTCATCATCATCTATAGGTGGTGTTGATTCAGGAACGTTATCCTTAAATCCTATTGGATGTACTGGTTCATCTTCATCTTTCTTACCATCATAAGTATTTTGATAATAGGAAGTCTTCCAACCATACTTATACGTTGTTAATAGGTCGTTTATCATAACTGATAAAGGCACCTGTCCTGTGTCGTAATTCTCAGGATTATATGACCAGTTACCACTAATTGCCTGATCAAAATACTTCTGCATTACCGCCACTACATTTATATATCCTTCATTTGATTTCATATCCCAAAGTAAGGTATAAAAATTTTTTAATTGATTATAATTAGGCACTACTTGTTTTAATGGCCCTTTCTTAGACTTCTTAACTGACAAGTAATCTCTAGGTGGTTCTATACCATTTGTTTCATTAGATACCACGCTTGATGATTCCGATGGCATTTGAGCCGAGAGTGTGCTATGTCGGAGGCCGGCTTCAACTATATCCTTCCTCAATTTCTCCCAATTAAATGATAGTTTTCTGGTTACTATTTCATCTACCTCTTTTTTATAAGTATCAATTGGTAAGATACCATCGGAATATTTTGTTCTATTAAAGTATTCACATTTACCTTTTTCTTTTGCAAGTGTATTACTTGATTTTAAAAGATAATATTGAAACGCTTCTGTTAATTCATCTATTAATTTCCACGCACCTTTTTCGTGATACATCAATTTATGTCTTGCTAGATAGTGTGCTAAACCAATATAACCAATACCTAAACTTCTTCTGGCCTTTGTTGATATCTCTGCGGCCTTAACTGGATATTCTTGGTGATCAATGATTTCGTCTAATGATCTAACTGATAGATCACATAAAGATTCTAATTCGTCTAAGTCTTTTAATATACCTAAGTTGATTGCTGATAATATACATAATGCAATCTCTCCATCGCCGTCTATATGTTGAATAGGATTTGTTGGTAGCGTAATTTCTTGGCAAAGGTTTGACATTGTAACTGTGTCTTTAAATGATGAGTGTGTATTACAATGGTCTATATTCATAAGATATATACGGCCTGTTTCCGCTCTTTCTTTTAATAGACTTTGTATTAATTCTTGAGCTGATATTTTTTTCTTTTTGATAGATGTTTTCTTTTCATATTCTTCATACAACTTATCAAATTTAGGAGTACCCCATGTTTCATATAAATCAGGAACATCATGTGGTGAAAATAAAGTTATTTGTTCATCATCAATAAATCTCTGATAAAATATTTTAGATAATTGAATTGAATAATCTAATTTTCTAACCCTATTATCTTCTGTACCTTTATTATTTTTGAGAACTAGTATATCCTGTATCTCTTGGTGCCATATTGGAAAGTGAACTGTTGCACTGCCACCTCTTACACCGTTTTGTGTACAACATTTAACTGTTGCCTCAAACTTTTTAAGAAATGGAATAACACCAGTGTGTTGAACTTCTCCACCTCTAATTCGTGAATTGATTCCTCTTATACGCCCAGCGTTAATACCGATGCCGGCACGTTGTGCAATATAACGACCAATAGCCATATCACCACTAAAAATGCTAGGAAGAGTATCATCAATATCAACGAGCACACAACTAGCATACTGCTTAACAGGAGTCCTAACGCCAGCCATAACAGGAGTCGGAATATTAATTTTAAACCTCGAAATAGCATCATAATACTTTTTAACATAAGTCATCCTTTTTTCTTTTGGGTATTTTGAAAATATCGTTGCTGATATCATCATATACATAAACTGTGGAGTTTCGTAAACTTCCCCTGAACTTCTATCTTGTACTAGGTATTTGTCTATTACTTGTCTTAAACCAGCATATGTAAAATTGTAATCTCTTGTATGGTCTATCCACATATTCATACGATCAAATTCTGATTTGTCGTATTGTTTTAATATTTCTGAATCGTAAACTTTTTTATCTACACATTTTTTAGTGTGTTCATATAAGTGTGGATGATCCCAAAGTTTTCTAAAAATACTTTTTCTTAAACTGAATAATAATAATCTAGCGGCAACGTATTGATAATTAGGAGTTTCTAATGAAATTAAATCTGAAGCCGACTTAATAAGAATCTGTTGTATCTCATCTGTAGTTATTCCGTCATAAAATTGTAAACCACTTTTCATTTCAACTTGTGATGCTGAAACGCCTGTTATATCTTCACAGGCAAATTCAACCATTTGGTGGATTTTTTCTATATTAAGTGTTTCTTTTTCTCTGGAGTTTCTTTTAACAACTAATATTTTTTCAACTGTCATATATTACATTTCTTCCAAGAGTTTAATCTACTCAATGCGGATAACTTATTGTGTGTATTGTTACTTATAATAGTTTGAATCTCTGGAATTGTGTTACCAGATATAACTAAATCGTTAATATCTTTTGATTGAATGTTGTCTGGCCATATAAAAATATTATAATTCTTATCAATCATTTTATACATACGTGTAACTATCTCTTTATTTCTAGGTTCATTATCAAAAATATATGTTATATTTTCCGAATTAACTTTTAATATTAAATCTGCACCTGCAGCTGCTAAACAATTATCTATAAACAAACTATCTATTGGGCCTTCGGTAATGTAAATATGTTTTTGAAAATTTATTCTTTCTAAACCATACACTTTTTGTTTAGTTTCGTCAAGCTTAATTGTTAAATATTTTGGTTGTTCTTTACCAAACGCTCTACCTTGGATTGCAAATAAATTACCAGTTGTATCATAGAAAGGTATTATTAATCTTGGATGTTCACCTTTAAAATTTTTAAAAGTATTTGGTTTAATTTTATTAACCAAAGCCATAAATTCATTTGTATAATAAAGCATATCAAAAAACTTATCTGGTATTTTTCTTTTAATAATATACTTCTTAGCAGGATGTTCATCAGATAATTCTGATATTGTATCTAATTCTTCTATAATATTTACTTCTTTAAATACTGGTGGTTTAAAATCAAAGTTTGGTTTGGGTGTTGATGGTGCTGATCCTTTATATCTTTCTAATATAAATTCGTCATGTAATCTGGGGTCTATAAACTTAATAAAGTTGGCCAAGTTTTGGCCCATACCACAGTTATGACATTTAAAAAACATATCATTTTTAACTCTATAAAAATATGCTCTAGCTTTACTTTTATTTTTTTGAGAATCTCCACAGTGTGGACATCTGAAATTAAATAGATTGTCGTTCTTTCTTTTGAACTTACTCAACTTGGACGATAAAATATTAATAAATTTTAAATCAATATAAGATGACATAACACAGTATTCAATATACTACATTTTGTCTTATTTGTCAACCTATTTAAATAATTCTAATAAACTATTGAAATTTTTTGTTATCATAAAAACAACAACGATACCTGCGCCTAATAAAATCCATCTTAATTTTTCAAGCATACTTACTCTACTGCCAATATCGTTTCTTAATGCTTTTATTTCTATAAGTAAACGTCTTTCTACTTGGTTAATTTCTCTTTGCAACTCTCGATATACACTATCTATTTCATCTGCTCTATCTTTAATTTTTTCAAATATAACTTCATCAGTTTTTTCTTGTTGAGAAATTTTTTCTTCGTGTACGGCCAACATAGATTTAATAGAAGATGACACGTCGGCTAGTTTATCAATCGCTGTATCTAAGCGTTGATTTATACTACTTACGTTTTCAAGGTCTTTTTTAATACCTTCTAACTCTACTCTTATATCTAAGTTGTCGTTATCCATATTTTTTTCTATCTCTCTAGGAGACGTTTATACAGCACTAAAATATATTACTTGGTTGTTATTACAACACATTATTTATATTGTACTGTATTAATATTTAGGTAAGTTATGCACTCAATGGTAATATTCCTGATTTCATTAATGATAATCTTTTAATTTTCCACAACCTTTTAAGTGTCTTTCTTCTTCTTCTGTCTTTTTGTTTTCTGATCAATAACCATTTTTCATTTAATAGATAATATCTTGTTCTATTATCTTCTCTAATTATTCTTTTTAATACCTTTACTAGTTTACGTTGATGTAATCTGTTCATTGTTACCTCCCGTTTTTAGTTTATATGATATAAAATATTAGTTGATTATTGACCCTCCTTTTTTGTTACTGAATAGATTGATACTTTATTAGATTTACCTTTAACTTGTACCTCATCTAATTTTGAAAAATTGAATTTATCTGATACATGATTGTATGTATCTTCTCCAACTACAATCGTTGTGTTGTAGTTCTTACTAACTCCTTCCAATCTACTTGCTAGATTTACGGAGTCTCCAAGTACCGAATAATCAAATCGTTGATTACTACCCATATTGCCCACTACGGCCTTTCCTGAGTTAATACCTATACCTATATTTAGTTTATCTCCAAATTCACCAGAGTCATTTAACTCTTTAAGTTTTTCTTCCATTTCTAATGCTGATTTAATTGCCATCTCTCTATGATCTGGACAATCTAATGGTGCGTTCCAAAATGCCATGATACAATCGCCCATATATTTGTCTATTGTTCCACCATTTTTCATTATGATCTCTGTCATTGGTGTTAAAAACTTGTTAATTAGTTTTGTTAAACCTTGTGGATCGGTTTGAAACTTTTCGGATATTGGAGTAAATCCTCTTATATCAGAAAATAAAAATGTTAATTCTTTTGTTTCGCCACCCAATTTTAATAGTTCAGGATTCTCTTGTAGTTTTTTAACCATTTTAGGTTCTAAGTAATGTTCAAATTGTTTTTTAATTTGTTGTTTCTGTAAATATTCACTAATGAATTTTATACCATAAGCGTGTAACATTACTAAAATTAATCCTGCAATAATTAATGTTGCATCTAATAACCAAAGATTGTGAATATACAAATAATTACATAAAGGTACTATAGCAACTATCATAACAACTCCTGTTACTATGCCTACATACACCCATCTACTTAATATTAATAACAATAAAGATAATAATATTAAACTTATTACTTCTGCACCCTCTGACCAATCTGGTCTTTTAATATTAACTTTATTAATCATTGTACCTATTACAGCGGCCTGTAAATCTTGTGGCCAAACTGGCCCTATTGCTGTTGCTACAGGATTGCCTATACCTGCTGCTGATGTTCCTACAATAACTATTGAACCTTTAAAATCTTCTGGTAAATTACTTAATGATACTGATTTATTTTTCTGACTCCAGTCTATCCATATTCTACCTAATGAATCTGTATCTATGATGCCTATATCACCAGGCAATCTCATCTTCTCCACGCCATTAGCATTTAACTTAACTTGAAAAGTTGAATTGTTTGTTGCAACTCTTAATGTTTCCATAACTAGATTTGGATATAGTTTACCATCTACAGAAACTATTAATGGTAATCTTCTGTTAACGCCGTCTATTTCTGGGAATGTATTAGTCGTACCTATACCTACTGCTGAATTTTCTAATAAAGGTATATTAGCAATCATACCAGGATATCTTACAATAGTATTAAGATGTTCTGGCCCTAATACTGCCGAACCTGGTACTCTAGGTTCATTCTTTGTTTGTTGTGCTGGCACATTACTTAATACAACAGGATAGTTTTTCATTACTTCTGCCAACACAGCATCTTTACCATTACGATCTGGTTCAGGCATTAATACGTTGAATACTACTAGACCTGCTTTATGATTGTATAAGTCTTTAATGATATTACCATATACGTCTCTTGGAAATGGCCATTGACCATACTGTTCTAAACTCTTTTCATCTATGTTAACAGTGTATATGTTATTTTGTGTGGAAGTTTTATTTGTAATTAGAGTATCAAAGTATCTTAATCGTACACTCTCTACAAATTTAGGATCATATACTCTTATTGTAAGTATTAATACTAAAGTAATAATTGCTGTCCAAGGATTAAACCATTTCATATAGCTATTTATTGACCTTGTCTAACGGTTGTTGTACCACAACCACCTAAGGTAACACAGTTGGTTGTTATATTATAAGTCTGTCCTCCTGTTTGTGTTAAATCTACACCAGCAGAACCACCTATATTATTAATTACTATGGTTGCTTTGTTCTGTGTATTGCCTGATTGATTTACAGTTGCATTGTTACCATTACCGTTTAAAGTCAAATCAATATAGTGTTGAGCACCTGTACCTGTTTGTGTTGTGCTTACTGTATTATTATTTCCTGTAATAGAATTAAATAATAATTTACTATCACCTGATTGTGTACTTGTAATTGAGTTATAATTTCCACTAACACTTTGTTCCATATAATTACCTACTGTACCTACAGTTCTTGTTTGTTGTGTTGTTATTGTATTATAACTACCTTGTACATCTATCTTTTGATAATTGTTACCTAATTGATTTGACGATATAGTTCCATCTGTATCATAACCTTGATTAAGATTAAGAGTATTATTTCCTGTACCTGATACATTTAAATCTATTAAATTTTTACCTGTCCCACTGTTCTGTCTAATAGTGGTGTTGTTACTATTGCCTGATATAGTTGCTGTTTGATTTGTTGTATCTGTAATTTTGTTATAATTGCCTGATTGAGTAATTGTTGTTGTATTACTATTACCTATTTGTTCTATATAAATTTCATTACCATTAGATAGAGCTGTAGTTCTTCCTAAATTGGCAGTGATGTTTGTTTGTTGTGAGTTTGTAATATTACTAGTATAACTACCTCCACCACCTGATGATGTAGGATCAACATATAAAGTTCCATTGGAATTAATTCTTATGCCGGTTGTTTCTGTTGTGTTATATGTCAATACATACGAAGATCCATTACTAATAGCAGAAGTTCCACCATTTTGATTTCCTGATGAAGGAGTATCAACAAAGTAAATATCATAGTAAGATTTTCCAGAATAAAAATGAACCTCGTATATATGAATAATAGATTGATTAGAATAGTCAACACCTTCTACTCTAATAACAAATTTAGCATCAGCAGTTCCAGCATTAATTTGAGCATAATATAATTTTTTTAAATAACGGTCTCCTGGAAATATGCTTATGTGTGGACCTGAAGGAGTGGAAGGAGAAAAACCGTAATACGTATTATTGCCTGATGAAAATGTAATATAACCATTAGTACCAACATACACGGCACCGTAATTACTTCCTAAAAAACTTATAGTCCAAGGAAGATTAACAGTATAAAAATTATCATCATCAATACCATTATAAACAAGATTTAATCCTGATGTGCCATTAGGAGAATAGGTGATGGCCTCTGCTTTTGAATTGGCAAAAAACAACATCAATATAAAACTTATTAATATGTTTCTCATTTTTGTATTACCGTTATTGAAGTGTTGCCACCACTATTAACTCTATTCTGAATACTCACTGGCCCTTGACCTTGTACAATTGTACTGTTCTGACTTCTTGGTGTTTTAATACATTGATTATTACTACCATCATTTTTACATAATGTTACATCAGTAGCACCAACACTTGCCTTCACTCCTGTATTGGGATCGTAGTCTGGTAATAGACTATCTTTATCTTTTACTAAAGCACTTTTTAATACCGTTTCTCTTTGTGTTTTTATTTGTTGTTCTAATATACTAAAGATGTTTGCTAAGAAATTTTGTGATAATAAATCTTCCATTAAAGGATTATCTCCAAACTCATTACGGCCTGCCAATTCATCCTTTAATAAATCTTTAACACTTAAAACATCCGTCTGTAATAGATTGGCATAGTTCTTTTCTGTATTTTGTTCTTGTTGTTGTTTAGCAATTTCTTTAGGCGGAGAAACAATCAATAGGTTATTAATAGTATCTAAATTAAGATTTAATATTGTTGGTTTTAATGGTGGAGTATTTCTATTTTCAACTCTAGTGCCTTGAAAAGGTTTATTTAATGTAACTGTACCTGCGTTATTAATTACATCTATAATACCTGTCTTACAATCTCTATCTATATCTGCCCAACCTTTAGGACAACTAGGTAATAATATAATTGTACTTGAACCTACTTCATCTACAGTGGCTGTAAAGTCTGTACCTCGTACAGCAATAGTGGCAGATGGTGTATTGATATTAACTGAATTAGGATCTTTGTGTGCAATAGCGCCTGAAGCGTATCTTACTGTACCTTCAGCAAATTTCATTGACAATTTACCTGAACCTTTTTTAGGATCATAAACGAAATCATCTATTACCAATTTAGAATTTTCATTTACTTCTACCTTAGTAGCATCTTCAAATGTTATGCCTACTTTACCTTTAGTAGTATTAACAGCATCTAACATTTCTATACCAGTACCTTTAGTGCCTGATATAGTATTCTTATTTCTAACAATAGAACCTGGTACTGCTGTTTGTTCTGTAATTGTTCCTATGGCTGCTGAATAAACAGACGTGGTGTATAACAACATTAATAATATAATCTTTTTCATTATTTTGTATTTGTTCTAATAGTAAAATTGTTATTACTACCTGTTGTTTTAATATCAACAAAACTATCAGCAGAAATGCCTGATTGTGTTACGTTATAATTGTTTAGATTACCACTGACTGTAAGATTTGTCCAATGTCCTATTGCGCCACCACCTGATTGTGTTATATTGGCAGTGTTTTGATTACCATTTATATCTAATATTACTAAACCTATTTTAGCACTTTGTGTAATAGAAATATTATTAAGGTACCCTACTATATTAGCGAATGCTAAATTATCTTCTCCACTAGTTATACTATTAAATGTATTGACATCACCTTTGGTAAGTAACAATACAGAATTTCTAAGACCGGTTATTGATATATTGTTTTCGTTAAAATCTCCATCTTCAATAACATATAAAGATATACCTGATGTTTCGGTTTTGCCATCAGCATTTATATTTACATTACCTAGATTACCATAACCTGTACTATAATATATAAAAGTATTACTTTTTGCTTCATCAATAAATGTTGAAGATTTATCATTCTCATCAAATTTAGTAACTATGGAAAATTTTAAATAATTGCCAGAACCTATTTGTCTTATATCAACGTTGGTTCCATCGCCATACATTTTAGATGGATTAGAATACCATATTGGTCCATCAACACCGCCTAATCTATTTGCTGAACCATCTTGTTCTACATAGATAGTTGAATATTCTCCTAACTGATCTATGTAAGATTCGTTATCAGCTGCCCAACAGGACAACGAGGAAAAAATAAATCCTATTGTTAACCAATAACGAAACTTCATTAAACATTCCTAACGAGTTTGTTGTATGTTAAGTAAGTTGTTGCTACCTGTAACACCAACGTTTGCTGTATTATTATTTCCTGATGTACTATATTGTCCTATGTTAACAGTATTACTTCCACCTGTTAATGTTAAACTAGATGTACTATGTCCTAGTCCTGATTGAGCAATACTCACACCATTTGAACTGCCTGTAATTCCTAATGTTGCTGAATTACCTGTAGCATCTCCGCCTACTTGTCCAATCCTCACATCATTACTTCCACCAATTATAGTTACTGAAGAAGTTGCTTTATCACTAGTTGTTCCTAAACCAAATGTTGTAGAGTTTAATCCTAATAATGTTCCTGTTCCATTAGTAGTGGAGTTTGTCGGCACATTAACATCATTAGTTAAAGTAGAACCTTTACCTTGAAGTATAGTTACAGTGTTACTGTTACCGCCTGTAATTGATACTGTCTGACTGTTTAGAGTACCATTAACAGTTTGTCCTACTGTATTACTATTACTATTTACGCTTGATGTTCCAATGTTAGTAGTAATAGAATTAGCTCCATTGTTACCTCTAATATTTACATTAGTTGTATTACTATCACCATATATTGTTTGATTAATAGTATTACCAGCACCTGTACTAACCGTATCTATAACTGATGTATTACTATTTCCAATAGCAGAATAGTTTGTTGTACTAGTTCCTGTTGAACCATCTTGTGTTTTTAATTTTAATGTATTATCATCACCTGTTTGTGTTATACTAATTGTCTGATCTGATCCTGTCAAAGATGCTTTGTTATTACTAGCAGCAGTACCATTAGTACCACCTACAGTATTGCCAGTACCAGTTTGTGTTACTGTTATATCTGATGAAGATCCTACTTGGTCTATATAAATTAAATCATCAGCTGCTAATGCTGTTGTTGAAACGAAAATCGCTACCAAGCAAGGAATTATTTTATTGTTTTTCATTTTTTTCCTCGTTGTTGTTTGTTATTGTTTTATAAGACCAAATGCCTTTACGTTCACCCTCTTTTATTAATTCAACTACTGCGGCTTCTACCGTTGCTTTTACTGCTAGAGTAGTAGGTTCGTTGATTGTCAATCCTGTTTCAGCTTCAAAAAATGCTGTACCACCTCTAAAGGCCTTTAATATAGCAATACTGTCTCCTGTACTGTATATTGTTTTACTTACTGTTATAGTGGCCAATACTTTACCACTAGAAACTGATATAGCTCTTAAACTAACTGTTACAATATCTTTTGAATATTGTGATTGTGGTCCTATACCTAACCACTTATATGCCACACCACCTGACTCCATACCACTATCATAACCTATAATTCCACCTTCTACCAATATACCTGCAAACTGTAATGGTTGTAGATTCTTAGAATTAACTCCTTCATACATATCTCTCATTTGCTTAATGATAGTTCTTTCTTTAATTAAGTTATCTACGTTCACTCTTTCTACAACATCAAACCATAATCCTTGACCAACATCTTGTAATGCTTTAATAAGGAATGGTTCAGCTCCTTGTGTTACTGCTGTGGAAAAGCTTGCTATATTAGGAGTGTTTCTTCTTTGTCCTGTTTTATCTTGAAAGCTATATACTGCCACTGTAATCTTTTTTTGTGCCGGCGCTGGTATACTATCAAACTCTTTTTGTAATTTCATTTCAGTAACTTCAGGTTTAGTTTCTAAACCTGCGTTTTGTGATATTGCACAATTTGATAATAGTAATAGTGTTATAGTTAAAAATATTTTTATCATATTAATTAAAAGTAAACTGTCCTAGTGGCACTTCAATTGTTGTCTGATTGCCAAGTGTATCAGTTACCATTAATGTAATACTTGTCGTTCCATTCTTTTGCCAGAATATAGTGTTGCCTTGAAAGTTCATTGAACCTGATGTAGATGCCCCATCAGCGAACATTGCTGTCGCTAAGTTCTGACTGATCTGAGCATAAATCCTAGACTCCAAATTAACCATGAATTGATTAATAGGTGTATTCTTAGCCTCAGCTTTAACGGCTGCTGCTTTCGATTCAATAGCTTGTTGAATTTCTTTCGCTCGAGTTTGTTCTAAGTTGTACTTAGTTAACTCGTGTGTACTGTATCCATTGCCATTAAAAGCGGGACTTTTGAAATTATAATCAGGTAAAGGACCTGCGGTGCCAGTAGTTATCAAAAAACCATAACTAAAAGTGGCTACTAGCACTAGTTTTAATAGTGCTTTCATACTACATATTTATATAAACTGATTGATTTACTTGTCTTTTTTATTTTTTTCTTGTTCTTCTTGATACTCTAAAATCAAATTTAACTTAGTATTAAGTCTTATAAGATCATTATCTAACATTCTTATTCTATCTACTAATGCTATAAGTGTTTTACTTGTCTCACTCATTACTGGTTTGATCTCTGTAGTAACCCATTTCCAAACAAAGTAAATAAAATATCCCATACCAAATGCCGCAACAATTGGAAATCCATATTGATTAATCATTTTTACTAAATCCATATTAATCCTTTCTAGCGTCTTCCTTACCGTTTGCACGGCCAATTCTATCTACGTCTGGTTTAATTCTTAATGTCGCACTAACTAAAGTATCAATTCTAATTACATCAGCATTCATAGTTTTAACTCTATTGTCTAATGCTTCAATTATACCGCTAAGTTTTTTTACATCACCAGTAACTGAAGCTAAAATAAATTTTAAAGTTAAAAATACAAAAAAACCACCTGCACAAGCAGCTGCTATTGGAAATCCCACTTCTATTGCTAATTTTAAAAAATCCATAATTATTTTTTGTTTGTAATACTATTTATAACCTTTTTTTCTATCTCATTATTTGAATAAGTATAACGAGCTCCTGATAATAAAGCCAATATAAAAATAACTGAAAGTATTATTTTAAATCTTTTAGTCATTATTGACAATCCTCGACTATTATATAACCTGCAACCACAATTATAAAAACTCCGAGAAGTATTTCCATATAAAGTTTCCTTTAATGTTGTTAATATTAATGATTATTTTTTAGATTTTTTGTCGAAAGCTCTGTTACCAAACCAGAAAGCAATTACAGCAGAAAACAATCCTGCAGTTTCTTCGTCCCATAATTTTGGTAAAGCATCAACAACTGGAGAACCAGATTTTAATAATGAAATTAAAGCGCATACTTTTATTATAACAAAAAGTAAGAAAAATACATATGTAATCACAGGTCGTAGAGAAGCTCTCATACTTTCTACAAAAGAACCACCTTTTAATGAAGCATCGTGAGCATATAAACCAGCAGCTTCAACGGCTTTTGCTTTTGATTCTTCTACTTCGACCTGTGCTTTAACTTGTTTGATGCTAAGTTCAATACCTCTAGCTTGTAGATCTGCTCGAAGTTTTAATTCTTCTAAGTCAGCGGCTCTTTTTGATTTTTCTTTAAAGAAATCAAAGATAGATGGTATGATTGAAGTACCAAAACCTAATAGTGTACCCAATAAACTTAACATATAATTACCTATTTAATAAACTTTGCTTTGATATTATTTATAATATCTTTAGCTTTGTTTACTATAGTGTCAACTATAGATGGTCTTGGAACGTACCAACCAATAATTACACCTATTGCGATTAATAATAACATCTTAATCATTTTTTGACTCCTTTTTATTTGTTTTTGTCTATATAACTTTTATAGACATTATAAGCAGCATTCAGTTGTTGTTTAACCATAGGATCGCTGCTTCTTTCAGATGCTACTCTAGCTCTTTCGGCCATATTAGTAGCGGCCTGAATTTTATGAACAATAGATTGTTGAGAAGATTCTATATTTTTTACTCCTTCTTTAGCAACATTTTCATTCACAAACTGTAAATTCTTTATTGTTTGTTCTGTAGTATCTTTTATGTCTTGTGTATCGGTCATTGTAGGAGTAGTATCAACTTTTGTTAAAGGCTGACCTGTCATTGTTTTGCCGGTATCGTCTTTTTTCTTATGTGTTTTTCTATTTAATTTTTGTTGAATGTTTTTGGAAGGCATAACAGCCATAGTACCTCTACTATCACCCGTACCTTGATTTCTTGGTGCTGTATCTCCTAAATCTGCAATAGGTTTCATAGCATCCATACTACCTATAGAAAATCCACCTATACCTGCAAAGTTAGCGTCATCATATTCTTTTAAATAATCCTTTGCAAATTCTTTAAAAGATTTAAATGTTTTTTTATCAGTCATTATTTTAATTTGTATTTTTCTTTGAAAGATTTTTTCTTTTCTTCTTTAACAATTTTAATTTCTGTTTGTTTAGGTGAGTTCATATTATCTATGAATAAATCTGTTTTATCTAAACTATCTAATACTTGTTTTAGTATGATGTTATTGTTATCTGTATTTTCTTGAACTTTTCTTTTCAACATACCCATAACTGGATTTTTTTTCTTTTTTCTAAGACCAAAGCCTTGTCCCGTTATGTTGTCTTTAGGTTGGACACCAGGCTCACCAGCAGGCCCTACACCTATACCTGCAATATTTCCACCACCAGCATTATTTGTTGGAGCAGAAGCCGACATACCGGCAGCACCATCTTCTTTAATCTTTTGTTTCCACTCTTTAAATTTTTTCATATTCTGATATTAATTCTCCGTTTCTTTCATATATATCTATTCCAAAACAAGTCATAAAAGGTTCTTCATTGCTTTCTTTTATAACTCTTACTTCATTTAATAACTTATCATATACATCTATTTGTTTAAAATAAGATATTAAGGTGCTTTCTATTAAGGATTTATGTTTTCTTAACTCTGCACTTTCTTTCATTATAGTTGCTAATGCTACCGCAAAAGAAGATAAAGAACTTCCTAACCCTGCTTTACTTAATAAACGTTTTACATTAAAAGCAAATCTATGTAACACAGTATAGGCATCTTTTTCAGCTTCAGTATTTAAAGTATTGGCTTTCTTTAAAATTTTACCATTTTTATCAATGATACCCATTTTATAGGCCTCTTGCTGCTCCCACGGTGTGGATAATAGTTTTACTATTCTATAAGTAATTAATAAATCTACTAATCTATTCGCCATTATAGTCCTTTTAATATCTCATAAACTTTTATATCTTCTTCCACTTGTTGTAATTCGTGTGGATACAAATAATTTAAATAATCTAAAACAGATTTTAAAGCAGGCCAAAATCGTACATCTAATTTGTACAATAATAATACAACGGCTGCTTCTACACCAAAGACATTTTGCAACACTATAATATGATTTACTACTAATCTTATATTTAAATCACCAGTAAATACATATTTACGAAACAATCTTTTAAGATATTTAAATCTTTTTAAATCTTCGTAAAACTCCTTCTCTTTTTCAAGAGTTGGATTATCATAATGATGTTGTGCAAACAATAACCAATTTTCTTTGGTAATCTGTTTAAACATGCTAATCTTAGATTAGCTTAGCGTAAACCTTTGAACTATTATTATTTAATTTTTCAAAGTTAAACTCAAGCTTCAATCCACCTTCTTTTCTGTGGCTGATACCATCATCATTAATCACTTCATCAGGTTTAGAATCAGTGTCTTTACCGTATCTACCACCAAATTGTTTAAGTGTAACAACAACTGAACCATTACCGCTTTCAGGTAATACTACGTTGTTATCAAAAGATAAACCTAATCTTCCTAGTTTTTCTCTTAATTCACTTACTGCATGAAGTGGAGCTAAGTATTCACGATCAGCTATAGAACCTACAAATGCGTTAACTTGTTTTAACACTTCCGAGTTTTCTATGTTATGAGCACCAATGCGGCTATCTTCTACAGAATTACCGTTATCTGTAGTACCAACACCTTGTGCATCACCTTCATAGTGAGCTTCTTTTATATGTTGTTTAAAACTTTTCATTTCTTTTTCCTTTTTAGTTTCATTTAATATACAATCTTCTTCAAGTTGATTTAAATCTTCTTCAATTAAATATGACTTAAATCTTTTCATTTAATTAACTAGCTGAATAACCGTGTCCACTAATGATGTTCCATTTAGAACTTTTGAACATTAATGTAACCGTTTCGCCTGGTGCGTTTAATACAATACTAGTGTAACCTCTTAAATTAGTAGGTGTTATAGTTATTGCGTTTGTACCAGATGTAGCTGTATCTATAATTGTTTTAATTTGACCATCAGAACCATCGGCAAGTGTAACTGCTACTGTTCCTGAAGTTGCATCAACCAACGTAATTGCTGTTGTAACGTTTGCAGCTCCATTGGCACTTAATGATTGTGCTGTTTGTCTTAATCCAATCCAAGATGGAATGTTATTAAATACGTTTGCTGTTGATACTTTTTTGTTAATTGGTGTGCCTGTTGGATCTTGTACTACATGAAACAAGTCAGCACTTGCTATTGCTGTACCTAAATCGGTAAGCGCTGTTATTTTCTTATCTGCCATTTTAACTCCTTATATTAACCCTTTCGGGAATGCTACTCTAGGTAATACCTAGATCACTTTGTTTATATATTTATAAGGGCGGCCTTAACCGCCCCTATATGTATTAATTATGAATTACTTGTTAAAGTAACTAGAGTTTCATACTGAACTCTACCACTTCTACCAGAACCACTTTTACCAGTTGTTTTTAAAACCCAACCAGAATGTGCTACTTTGCTAGACTGTGTTTCAGAAGCGCTGTAGTTAAATAACCCAACTGTTAAATTAGTTATAAAGTTATCTGCTGTTGCGTTTTCAAACAATGATTGTATGTTTGTGCTTGTAGGTGCTAATTTTACTCTAGCTGCAGCCCATAAAGGTGCTGACGTATAAGCATCTGCTTTTCCCCAACTTGCCATTTTATTCTCTCCTTAAATTATTGTTAAGTACTCAATTTGTTGATGTATGGTAATATTTATAAGAAACGACTATTTGAAACCTAGTTTTTTTAATTCGGATATTGTATTGGCCGCACTAGTATGTAATATACCATAACCACCACGAGCCTTAAATTGATTGATGTTTTTTATATAATCATCTATTAATAAAGCGGGTTCACCATTGACTTTAGCAAAGTTTTGTTTCTCTCGTCTTTTGACTAAATTAATTCTATTTGTTGTTAAACCTAAATGTGATTGAGCCCATGATCTTTTTCCAGGAATACAATTTGGATCAGAAGCGTGTTCTACATAAGCAGATAATATATGTGGTTCATAATTGTTTATGTATGACCATAACTGTTGTCCGCCTGGTTGCCATGGTAAAGTATACCAAAAATCTTTTTTAGCTATAATTGGTTTCCATTTATCATTACTATCTTGATTTTCCATCCACTTATCAATAGACATGCCAGTGGTTTTAATAGCTGCCGATTTAAAATCGCACAGCACACCGTCCATATCACAGTATATTCTTGGTAACTTTTTCATTGATACTTAAATCAACTTTAATAAATTATTAATAGCTGATTCTAGTTTTACTTTGATTTCTAATTCTTCTGCTTGTAAATTAAGTTGATCTGTATTTTTTAAATCGTTAATTAATTCTTTATATTCATCAGCACTTAATTCACCAGAATTTAAATCTTCTGTTAATTTAATTGCTATCTGAGCTCTTTTAGCAGCCCAATCACTTGATGTTAATAGTTCCTTTAATTGTTCCATTAGTCTCTACCTTGTAATGCTTTTGATATTATGTATGATTGTTCCACTAATATTGTTTTTTTATTTTCGCAATAACTATTGCTTATCGATTTAGTTTCAACTCTTTTAATCATATCTTTTAAAGTTTGATTGTAAACATTTGCCATGTTAAAAATGTCATCTGTTTTTTTACTTTCACTGTATATAATTAACCATTCAACTCTTTCATCTAAAGAATCTAAATGTTTCTTTAATAAAGTTACTTCACTTTTACAATTTATTCTTTTTGATTTTTGTTGAATATCAGTTATAGCAGCAGATTGATTTACGTCCCAAGCACTTGGTAATAATGTTGATAGACCAGCTAATGCTATACAACCAGATAAAGAAAATGCCAAAAATAAAGATAATATAATTTTTTTCATTTTAATTATGGCCGTTCATTTTAGGTTCTGTATCTACTTTTGTTACAGGTTGTCCTGTCATAGTTTTCTTTAAATTTTTAGGAGTTTCTTCATTTTTTAAAGATTTTTTATATGACTTATAATTCATTTTGCCTTCTTTTAATTTTGTATTTTGTTTTGTATCTAAAGCTTTCTTTTGTAAATCTAATAATGATCTGCGTGTTTGATGTATTTGTTTTTCAATATTAGTTGTATCACCACCAGCAGCTGCATTTTCAGCATCTCTTAATTGTGTCAATCTAACTCTAAGCCTTTTAATTTCTTGATTTGTTGTATCTATTTCTTTCATACCAGCTTCATTAATAGTTTCTTCATTAGCTTCTTGATACTTAGCAAACTTAACTGGTTCCATTTGTCCAGTTTTTTCTTTTTGCTTTTTATTCATTTCATCAGCATCAACATCTTCTTGCTTTTCAATCTTCTTAGCTATATCATGTGCTTTAACTATTGTAGATTTTTTTAAAGGTGGTTTATCACCAGTTGCTTTCATAGCAGCGGCCATACCAATAGCATAAGCGTTTTTAGGTTCTTCTACTACTGTTTCTTCTGGCACAAATTCTTCTGCTTCAACATAACCTTTTGCTTTATAGTCTGCCAATTTTTCTACAGGTATTCTTAATACTTTTTCTTTTCCACCTGGTGCAGCCACTAATGTAGTTTTACTTGTAACAACTGGTTTGTTTGACATACTAGGAGAAATGTCTTGTGAAGTTGCTTCCTTTTTAACATCAGGTTGATGTTTCATATCATCTTTTTTAGGTTCTAATAAAAGTTTTCCTTTTGATTGTGAATGTCTGCCTGGTGCTTTTTGAACATCATCTTGTTCATTTTTAGCATTATAACCTTTATCAACTCTATTAAAAAATGATTTTTTTTCAGCATCAGTCATTGATGCGATAGATTTTCCTGTTTTTTCTAATTCTTTTTTAAAGAATGCTTGATAGTCATCTCTTAATCTGATTGCTACTTCTGATAAACTTCCTGGTTTAATTTCTAAATATCTTGTCATTATTCTTTTCCTTTTACTTTTTTTGCTAAATCACTATCAGCTCCACCCCACGTGCCTGATGATTTAGTTACGAAACTGTTAACTCTTGCCAATGCCCATTGTACTTGTGTAGCTCCTGGTCTATGGCCACCTTTCCATGCTGCCATTCCTCTATCATATACTTGTTTTAATATAGAATAAGGCATGCCTGATTTTTCTGCTTTATTTTTTACTGCCAAAATAGATTCAACATATAATCTTTTTTGTTCTCTAATAGTTTCTTCTGGTACACAATTAGGTACCATTTTTTTGCCTTTCTTTTTAAGGCCTACTTGTTTGTATCCTGTCCAACAGGCTTCTTCTACTTTTTCAACTGGTTTTTTTTCTAGTTTATCTATTTGAATATAGTAATCTGGCCTTTCATCTATATGAGCCAGTGCTATTTTTTCTGCTGTCTTTTCATCATTAGTATGTTCTTTTTCAATCTCAATACCTTTTTCTAGTTGTTTCTTTAGTGTTTCAATATCTACATTATGTTTCTTAGCACTATCTTCTAAACTAGGAACTGGTTTTAATTCTACTTCTTCTGTTGCTTTATGTATAACATCTTCACCATCTTTTTTAGCTAACATAACAGTTATACCTATCGTGTTTTTTAATCCAAATTTTTCTGAAGCCTTTTTAGCTGCTTCGTATGATGAATTTGCTGTTACACTTGTTTTTCCTTTTTTAGTGTGTACAGCTACATATTGGTTTTCCTCGGCCATATCTTCTAAACCTGGAACTTTTACATTTGTTATTTTAACACCTTTAAATTTTCTAGTTGTTAATTTAGCAGCAGAAACGGCCGATACAAAAGGTATTAAAGCATCTCTTAATTTTTGTAATGAACCATCATCTAACTTGTCTAATATGTTTGATAATTGATTTGCTCTTGCTGTACTTATTTGTTTATTTTTAAGAGGATCAAATTCTTTTTTTAATAGAGCAATTTGAGCATCGTTAAATTCTTTTAATTCAACTTGTTCACCTAATACTTTTTTTACTAGGTCTGTTTTTAAATTTAATTCTTTTGCTATATCTTCTACTGACTTACCATCTTGTTGCATTTGATAAATTTTTTCAAAAGTTGTTTCAGTTAATTCTAATGATTCATTTAATCTAGGATTATATTTTAAATAATCGTGTACTGTTGTAATATAATCACAAGCATTGGTAATTTTAGATTGTACCCAAGCTGGTAACGGGTTACCATCTTCAGGTGTTCCTTCTAACATAGCAGACGTAGCCAATGCTCTATCAGCAATTGTTTCCAACTCACCACGAGCCATTGATATTTCGTGATCTGAAGTTTCTTTTTCTAATGCTTCTCTTACTTTTTTATAAGCGTCTTTTGATTCTTTAATAAAACTCATATTATACCTTTTTGGTGTAATCTTTGAAAGACATCATTTTTTGTTTAACTTCGTCAATCTTAGACTTATAATTATCACCATATCTTTCTCTATATTTATCTATTGTCTCATTTGAACCAGCCCATTCTTCTATATCTTGCATGGATACTTTCTTATCGTTTGGCTCCCACTTAGCACACCAGTATGTTGGTCTTACTTTAGCGTGAAATAAACTACAATAATTACCTTCATATTTACTGCCATATTCACAATTATAACAGTTTTGTTCTTCCGGTACTTCTTTTGAATTTGCTGGCATATATTTTGATGGCAACACATTTGGTATTTTTTCACCATCAGGATATGATCTACTTTGTGTTACCAACTCGTTATTATCTTCTTTGTTACTAGGTGTATATGTTGTTCCTTTATAATTGGGGTCGTAACCAGGTTCTCCCGGTGTTGTCTTAGATGTATGTTGAGCATAGTCGTGTCCTATATCATAGGCTTCTTTTTTTTCAGTTGTCATATTAAATCTCGATTGTAAATTTATTTTTAATTCACCAAACATTTTTTTAAATTTTTGTGTGTGAACGCTAGGTTTTGTTTTTACTTTTTCGTCGCCAGGAGCAGGTTCATATCCTGGTTTTGTTGTATCTTGTTTTCTAAAATGTGCTGCTCTTTTTTCTTTATCGGATTTAGATAAATCTTTATAATATTTTTTAGGTTGAGTTCCTGGTTTTTTACTCACATCTTTATCTTGCGGTAAACTATCTGTATGTCCTGCTTTTTCATTCATACTAGAAACAGCTTTAAATCCATAATCTACATCTAAATTATATTCTCTTACCATTACTTCTTTATCAGCGGCAATAGGAATACAATCCCAAATCCATGATTTGTGTAGATTGTTATTTGTATCTTCTAATACAATATAATTGGTTCCTCGTCTTACTACTTTTCCTTTTACATCTAAATTGACGTTGTGTGCTTGTTCGCCAATGTTGAATATCATTTCTCTAATATATAAATCTCTTACTTGTTGTGTTTCAAATTCTTTTAAAGTTTTAACTTTTTCGGTTGTTTCAAATTCTGCAGCCAAACTAACTGATAACCCCATACCTTTTCTAACATCAAAAAATAATTCGTTCTTTTGTTTCTCTGTTAAGTTGCCTGGTATTCCTCTTTTGAAATTTTTTAAATCTCCTTTTGAAGCATAGTTTCTTAATTTACTTGCACTCATTCCTGTTACACCTTCTTCATCAGGATCTCTTTCCCCAGCAGATACCACATTTATTTTTTCAAAGTTATAAAAACCATGTCTGTTTCTTTCACCATTATATTTGTTTAGTATAGTATCAAATTCTCTTACTCTATCGCTACCCACAACCATAGTTACATTTGTATAACCTAAGTTATAAATTTTTGTCGCTAGTTCTAATACCATATTCGTAGGCATTACTAATATATGACTAGCATAAGGTTTAAATATTGTTTGCATCCACTTTAATTTGTCTGATGGTGATAATGGATTTTTTACTGCATCTTGTGATCTACTTAAAAATATTTTATATTCTGATCCTAAACTTGCAACTTTTTGCAAAAGTTTTTCATGACCTATTGTTGGTGGATTAAATCTACCAAAAGTAAATGCAATGGATTTATTAACTCCTTCTGTTTTAATAGAACGTATTTCTGCGTCTGTTATTTTACCATCATCTAATATATCTTTTAGTTGATGATATAATCTTAGATAGTGATATTTTTCTAACATTTTATAGATAACATTTTTAGGTAATAAATTCTTTTTACCAAAAGTTTTAATTTCTTCTGGTGTCATATCAGTAGCAAAAGCATCTTGTCTATCTTTTAATACCGTATTACCAATAGAAACTAATTGTTTAATATCATTTTCTATTTGATCCATTTTATCATTAATAATTTCTTGTAAATGTAATACATCACCAGGATTTAATTCTGTTAATTCTTTATAATCTATAATATCTCTTTTTAATTCTCCTTCTACAACGTCTATTTCTTTTACTTTCTTTTCGAAATCTGCAGCATATCTTTCAGCATCAAATTTAAATTCTTTTGGTTTTCTTGCCCATGTATTATTTTTAATATCAAATACTCCATCAGCCATTTTATCATTTGTTTCTTTTACATTTGGATCTGTAATGATATAATAGTTAATTGGGTGTTTAGTTCCTGGAATTAATTTGCCGTTTATGCCTCTTAACTCATGTGCTAATTTGATTCTAACGGCCTCTCTATCAGCAGGTGCAACATCAAACAAAACATTTATATCTAAGTCTGCATCATCTCTATAATTTTTTGTAATAATAGAACCAACTAAACTGTATCTTTTAATAGGATAAAGTTTTTCAAATTCTTTTAATTGTGCATTAATAATGTCCAATATAGATTGTTTTAGTTTTGGATTTTCTGTATCTGCATTATCAAATACATCTTTAGCGTATGTGCGTCTAGGTATATCTATAACTGCTTCTTTGAATAAATTAAACATCTTTTCTTCTCGCTATTCTTTCTTTAGCCATCCATCTTTTTGCAATATAACTTTTAATAGGTGTATTTAAAAATCTTCTAACTACAGAATTTACTTTATTCATAGTTACTGTAACCAATTCTTGTTCTGATCTATTATTATCCACCACTATAAAATTTTCCATACCAAAATAATTTTGAAATTTACCTATATTATTTTGCACACCTTGCCAGGATTGTTTTGTAATATATTCAGGTACAACTCTTTCTCTTTTAAAATTTCTTTCTAAGGCCACCTCTAAACTAGTATTAACAAATACCATATAACAATCATAACCTATTTGTTTTAATAGGCCTGCCTGACTTTGTATTATATTAAAATCTCTACCAGTGGCATCTATTACTAAACCTAATCGGCCTTTGATATACAAATCTAATTGATTTTCTGTTGTTGCTTTGGCTCTTGTTCTTAATATATCTCTAAAATATTGTTCTTCGTCTGGCATAGATAAAGATAATCCTGCTTTTTTTAAACTGCTTTCAAATATAATATCTGAATTTACAATTTTTAAACCTGAACCTGTAAATACATTTCTAGTAACAAATGATTTACCAGAACCTGGCCCACC